CATCACACCAACAAATATTGTTACTGCGTCAAGTGTTACCACATTGACCAATAAGACTATTGGTGTAACTCAGTTAAGTGGTGCTGTCGCTATTGCTAATGGCGGAACAGGACAAACAACTGCCGCCGCCGCTCTCAACGCCTTGGGTGGCGCATCAACCGGAAAATCTATTGCAATGTCTATAGTATTCGGTGGATAAATAATCAATAATGTCATCAAGGAAATTTTAAATGGCTATTCCAAATATTGTTAACGTTAGTAGTATCCAGGCAAAGAGCTTTGGTAATACATTGACAACCTCTAATGCAATCGTTATTGCTAACGGTGCAAGTTCTGGTAACTGTATCAAGATCAACAACATTGTTCTTTCAAATTACAGTAATGCTGCAGCAACTGCTAACGTTGAGTACAACAGAGCGGCAGCCGGTACCGGTACTGCAACATTCTTAATATCCCAGGTATCTGTTCCCTCTGGCGCTTCTCTTATCGTAACGGATAAGTCTACAGGCTTTTACATGGAAGAAGATACAAGTATAAAAGCGGTATCTACTACAGCATCAGCAGTACAAATTTTTGTATCGTTCGAAGTAATCAGTTAAAGAGTAAAGGATGTCTCAACGATATCAAGGCGGGTTTCTTACCGCTTCCTATAACGGGTTGAAAGTACCTAACGCGCCTACCATTGGCACGGCTACGGCGGGGGGCGCTTCTGCATCCGTAGCTTTTACGGCTCCATCTAACGTTGGTGGCGGTGCTATTACAAGTTATACGGCTGTCTCGACACCGGGCGGGTTTACTGGTACTGCGGCATCTTCTCCTGTTACTGTAAGTGGTTTGACCAACGGTACGGCTTATACATTTAAAGTGCTTGCAACTAATGCTTATGGCCCGAGCGCCTTAAGTGCGGCAAGTAACAGTGTTACCCCTGTAGCTTATTGGATGGGCTTGCTTGGAGATACAACAAGTGATGTGCCTTATGCAGTTGCTGTAGACAGTGCAAGCAATGTTTACTTGGGCGGCGGGTCAAATATAAGTGGAATTTATCAGTGGGAGATTGCAAAATACAATTTGTCTGGCGCATTGCAATGGCAAAAAAGTATTAACAGTGCATCAGGTACAGCCACCAGCATACTTTCATTGGCAATAGATAGCTCAGACAACATTTATGCTTTTGGTGGAATTGGTGACACTGTGTCTTCTGGAGCTTTGCAAATAATAAAATTGGACACATCCGGCACTATTTTGTGGCAACGCAATTTAGTTACTCCGTTTAGCGATCTTGGTGGTATACGTTTAGACAGTTCAAACAATGTTTATATCTGTGGTGGCGGCAGTACATCAAATACTCAAGTAGCTAAGTATGATTCTTCTGGTGCTATTCAATGGCAACGTAAACTAGACGCTGGTAATCCATCGTGTATTGGAGTAGACGGTTCAGGTAATGCTTATGTTGGCGGATATCAAAATGTAAGTGGGGCTACTTATAATTATTTCATTGCTAAATATAACACATCCGGCACTTTGCAGTGGAGCCGTCAGTTAGGTAATGGCGGTACTAATGTTTGTAATGCAATGGCTGTTGACAGTTCTGGAAATGTTTATGTCAATGGTTACCTTGATGGTGCTAGTGCTGATTATTTAATAGCCAAATACGATACGTCTGGAACTATTCAATGGCAAGTAAGATTGTCTGAGACTCAGGCGAATTATGGAATTGCAATAGCCGTTGATAGTTCTGGAAACGTTTACGTAAATGGACAAACAAACGTAAGTTCAATCAGCTATTTTGGCATGGCTAAATACAATTCATCCGGAGTGCTCCAGTGGCAAAGGAAAATTGGCAATGGATCGGCGGCGTTTACTGGTAGAGGAATTGTGTTTGACAGTGCTGACACTATGTATGTCTGCGGTAATGCTGGTGTTGGAAGTGGCTCTAACGACTTTATGTTTGCAAAACTTCCTAACGATGGCTCGTTGACTGGCACATACACTGTAGGCGGTGCATCAATAACTTACAGCACATCAAGCTCAACCTCGTCCACTGCAACTCATACAGATTCCGCCGGTGGTTTTGCAAGCACCACAACAACAAAAACTGATGCGGCTACAACTAGAGCAACCGCTACATCAACACTTACATCAAATACAACAACGCTATGACCGCCTACATTAAACTCTCAACCAATGAGTATCCTCGTTATGCTGGTGATATTGCGCTTGACCCAAAAAGTGCGTATGCGGCTGTGCAATGGGTTGATGCCCCTGTTTTTGATGATGCAACGCAGAGATGCGGAGAAGGTGCGCCAGAGCAAGTTAATGGTCAATGGCGTATGACTTGGGTGGTACGGGATGCTACCCCAGAAGAGATTGAACAAGCCAGCAGACCCTTTAAACTGTTAACGCAGGGGTAAACAATGCCTAATTATTCAGGAATATGGACACGCACACAGCAGATGCAAGCTAAAGCGGCTAGCAATTGGCCTCCCTTGGCTCCCGCAACAGTTGACTACCTTGTGGTTGCTGGCGGTGGTTCTGGGGGTCTTTATGCTGGAGGAGGCGGTGCTGGTGGGTATTTGACAAGCACAGGATTTTCTATTGGTTCATCATTTACTGTTACTGTGGGCGCTGGTGGCCCCGGCGATGCAGGTGGGTCTGGTATACCCGGTACGCCGGGCAGTAATTCCGTTTTTAGCTCAGTTACTGCTATTGGCGGCGGCGCAATTGGTACTAATAGCGGTAATGGAGGCTCTGGCGGTGGTGGCTCTAATGGCTCTCCCGGTTCTGGAACATCGGGCCAAGGTAATAATGGCGGAACTTGGTCTACTGATGGTGCAACTTATGCCGCCGCTGGTGGCGGTGGCGGTGCTGGCGCAGTAGGTGGTAATGCAGGCCCTAGCACTGGCGGTGGTAACGGTGGTAATGGATTAGCTTCATCAATTACTGGGTCATCTGTAACTCGTGGTGGCGGTGGCGGTGGCGGCACACAATCTGGTGGTGGACGAGTTGCTGGTACTGGCGGTTCTGGTGGTGGTGGTAATGGCAATGTATCGTCAACAGCAACTTCTGGTTCAGCTAACACAGGCGGTGGTGGCGGTGGAACTTATGGCGGGAATATGGGTTCTGGTGGTTCTGGTGTCGTCATTCTTTCTTATCCGTCAACAAGTGCTGACCTTGCATCAATTGGCGGCGGCTTAACTTACACAAAGACAACCGCTGGTGGCAACACCATTTATACATTCACCGCTGGTACAGGAACAGTTACTGTCTAAGGAATTAACATGGCACATTACGCATTTTTAGATTCAAACAATGTTGTGACTGAAGTCATCGTAGGTAAAAACGAGGGCGAAGACGGTATTGATTGGGAGCAGTGGTACGGCGAGTTTCATAGTCAAACGTGTAAACGCACAAGTTACAACACTGTGGGTGGCGTTCACAATAATGGCGGCACACCATTCCGCAAAAACTATGCTGGTATTGGCTACACATACGATGCAGGCCGTGATGCTTTTATTTCACCCAAACCGTTTGCGTCTTGGGGTTTAAACGAAACAAGTTGCACTTGGGAACCCCCAACACCAATGCCAACTGAAGCGGGTAAATTTTACCGTTGGGATGAATTAACAACCTCCTGGGTTGAGGTAGCCAATGTCTAAGCAGTACCCAGGTGGGTTAATTAAAGGTACACCTATAACCCCTAGTAATAATCCCCCTGCTGCATCTGGTATTTGGACGATTTCAGAGCATGCTTACTGGCAACAATTGCGCTCATGGACCCCTATTCAAGCTCCGGTCGCTATTGGAGCAGCGTATGGGGGAGGGTACTATGCTGGTCAAGTTAATGATAGTGGAACTGTTTATAACTTAATCATTGCTGATGCAACTGTAGGCCAAATTTACGGTAAAAAATGGGGGTCATACGGTGAGATTACAAACGCAAGCTCCCTTGTTAATGGTCCAGCAAACACCGCTCAGTTAATAGTTAAAGATCGAGGATTTCTTGATTATCAAGCTGCTGTTTTTTGTAATGATTTAGTTACTGGGGGTTATTCTGACTGGTATCTTCCAGCAAGAAACGAACTAGAAGTTTGTTATTATTTCCTTAAACCGACAACTACAGCGAATTTGCCATTTTCTAATTACGTATATCACGGTAGAAACGCAAATGCCTTTTACCCAGAGCCTGTCAATACCATATACACCAGCGGAACTCCTGCACAAACTACTGCAACAAATTTTCAAGCCGGGGCAGCCAGTCAAGAATTTCAAGCTGATTACTACTGGTCTAGTTCTGAGTCTACAGTGACCCCTCTTTACGTTGGTTTAGGACAAAATTTTAGTACCGGTATTTTTTACAATGATTATAACAAAACATATACAACATATTACACTCGGGCTATGCGTAGAGTATTAGCCGGATACGTTTTAACATAATAAGATTATAAAAAAACATGATATACCTATCTATAACTCAAATTGATGCTGTTACAGGAATTATCTGTACCTCCGAACCCATGAGAACTGGTCCAGCATATCCCCAGATTAAAAATTGCAATATTATTTGGTGTGACAAATCAAACTGGCCTATTGCAACTACAGCAGAAGGGGTACATACAAGAGCACCGTTGTTCTTCGGTACTTGTGATGATGATGCTGATTTATCTGTTACTGGAGTAGTTGCTACTTATACTGAAGCTGAATACCAAGCGTTAAAAACTGCAGAACACCAAGCTCGTAAACCCTTTCCATCTTGGATCGGTGATTTTGAAACAATGAATTGGGTACCTCCAACCCCTTACCCCCAAGACGATAAACAGTACTATTGGGACGAACCATCCGTATCATGGATTGAGAGAACACGGGTTGTACAATTGTGAAAACTTTTGAACTCGGATATTTCGGTAACATCTGGGTCAGACAAAATGTGTTCGAACGAGCAGGAGAGGCTTCTAATGGACATCAACACAAGTTTGATCATGTGACTTTATTAGTTTCTGGTAAAGTAAGCGTTGAGTTAGAAGGAAGTGATACAAAAGAATTTACTGCTCCAACATTTATTATTATTAGGAAAGAGCATCGGCACAAGATTACTGCTTTGGAAGATGGAACAGTTTATTATTGTGTTTTTGCGTTAAGGGACCTTGATGGTGAAGTAATGGAGATATTTGGCCCGCAACATGATCCTGAATCTGCAAGCGCAAAGACAGGTTACTGGGAAAAAATTAAAGAACTAAATTAAATGGAATTTAGTTACTTTTTATGGACTACTACAGCAAGGACCTTAGGGTCCTTTCCTTATAAATATACCATATAAATTAGGAAAGATACAATGTCTTCACCTTCATCCAGACAAAACCTTATCGATTATTGCCTTCGTTCGCTTGGATTTCCTGTGGTGGAAATTAATGTGGATGATGATCAATTAGAAGATAGAGTTGACGAGGCTATTCAATACTACAGAGACTTTCATTATGATGCTGTTGAATCTGTGTACCTCAAAGAACAAATTACTGCATCAACATTACAAATCGTTGGCGTTAATGCCGGTAATTTCTCTATTGGTGAAAAGATTACAGGGGCATCTTCTGGTGCTACCTCGTTTGTTCATGCCGCCTTTGCGGCCAACAAAACATATACAAAGAATACATCTGGTACCTTCACTGCCGGTGAAACAATAACGGGTGCTAGTTCCGGTACGTCTGCCGTTGTGTCCTCTATGACACTTGGTAACTTTGATAACAAGTATGTTACCCTTAATGATTCAGTGTTAAGTGTTGTAAGGACATTACCTCTGTCAAGTAGATCCAACAGTATAAGTTTCTTTGATGCCAAGTATCAGTTGATGCTTAACAACATCCAGTCTTTAACTAATACCGATATTCAGTATTATACGATGTTAAAGATGCATATTAATTTAATAAATGACCTAATGACAGGACAAAAGCCTGTTAGGTTCAACCGTCACATGAACAGGTTGTATATTGATCTGACCTGGGGTGATGGGGGTGATCTTGCTAT